TTTGGATACAGATGATATATTCTTCAAACATATTTTTTTCATTACCATTATGAGTAAAAGTGTCACCAAATAATCCGGCCCATAATAGCATCATAAAAAACGATGCGAATGGTGCAGTAACTATGTGGATTAAATTACTCACCTGGAGGCCACTTGTTTGGGAAATCGCCATGATTATCAGTATGCTTTGGCGGAGTCCATCCACCCGGCTTTAATAGATCAGGCAGACCGAATGGATTAGGACGTCCTGGTTTTACACCAGCCTTCTTGTCCATATTGGCACGGTAAACTTCATCCCAAGCTACATTAGCATCTACACCAAACACGTCCAATGTACCAATAGCAAAAACACAGAGGTCGATCAAACCGTCTACAATTTCTTCGGCATTATCTGCTTGTACAGCTTTCATGGTTTCATGTAGTTCTTCCATAAGCATAAGCATACGGAAGTTAAGATACTTGTCCATTAGTTCTTTGTTATCTTTATTTGCTTCAAACCAATCGTGTACACCATATTTGTTGTGCATATCTGCGATATCGTTAGCCCAATTAGTACTCATTATCATTATCCTCTGGTTGAATCACATTATCTTTTTCTATAGTCCAGTTACCATTAGGTAGTTCTTTCCATAGCAACTGATCACCAGCATCCCAACCCATTTGGTTAAGTAGCTCATCAGGGAACTCAAAATAGAGTTCCCCGTTTTCATCCTTTTGTACTTCTAGTTTATAAGTCATTATACCACAGTTTTCATCCATATAACATATCTAATTTCTTAATCCCCATCACCCAATTTTCAGCAGCATCTTCAACATACCGCATTGACTTACCTGGGAATTCTTCAGTATAGAAACGTTTATTGTTTTTATCAAAATACTTAATATATAGCAATTCTTCTTTCATGTCAATATGCACTTCACAATAACCATTATCGTCATCTGTGTAGTAAGTAGAAAGGTGTTTGCCCATAGTTATTCCTCCTGAGTGAAGTTGATGATTGATGGATATATTCTACCAATAGCTTCTGCTATCGTCCTCGCCAATTCCATATGTTCTTTTTGGGTTCCATTTGCCGAACGTAACTCGACATAATGTATCCAGGAGCGAATAGTACCATTAACATAGAGACGGCTAACCGTGTTGCCTTCTGGTAATACTGCCCTAGCTTGTTCTTTGGCAATTCCGTTTTCGATTGCCCATTCATATGCTTGTTTTGCTGCATTGATAACTCCTTGCTGATAGCCTTCCCACTGCTGTTGCAAGACAACATCGGCAGTATCGATACTATTTTGACGATTCTTAGTATCTTGAAGACGTGCATCACGGATTACAAAATCATTATTAAGATCGCGGATGTCAGCATACCGCTGAGAAAACTCTTGGAATGAGAATGATCTGTGGCGGAGCAACTGTCGTGCGATGTCTCTGGTTGTTTCGATTTCGATACAGGCTGATGCCATTTCGAATGGTGACCAGTGTTTGTGCTTAATGAGATAGTCGAGTAGCTTTGGCGTTGTCTTGGTGTTAGCTTGGTTCGATGGATTGGAGACACGGGCGCAATACGCGATGAGATCTTGGATGTTGTCGAGACCCATGATTCCTGGTTCGCCTGAGTGTATATGGGGAACAGGTTGTGAGAATGAGATGAGACGTGCATGCATTATTTACCTTGACCCCGATATTTTTTAAAACCGCGTTTTTTGCCTTTGTTCATACTAGACGTAGAAATATTACGTCTGCCTTGAGATGTTTTCTTATTACCTTTAGCCATATTTTACTCCAATTTAAAATCTTTGAAACGTTCACTTACTTCTGACTTATCAAAAGTAGGAGTATCATCAACCAATCCAGTTGTAGGATCATCTGTATCAAATAGTCTCATCTTTGATCGGTCAACTGCTACAACAAACCTCTTATTTACGTTTGGATCGTTGTATCTATTCTTTAATTGCTTTACCATAATCTGACCCAAGCTTGCCAATTCTTCGTTTGAAATCAAAGCAAACATTAGGTCTGCTGTTGCAGGTAAACCAAATGATTCTGATGTATCTTCCAAACCTACATCTGAGTTACTAAATCCAGAACGAGTTGTTTGAGTAGCAGATACAATCGGAACATCGAACTCTACAGCAAGACCACGGATTTCTTCAGCGATTGCTTTGATATATGAATAAGAATTGATCGATCCTCCCATGCCTTTCATACGTGATGAAGCACATATATTAAGGTAATCAATAAAAATAATATCAGGTGTAAAGTTCTTTTTCAGTTTTAGTTCATTTAACAAAGCACGGAAGTGACTAGCATGAGCTTGGCCTGTTGGATATTCTTTAATGATAAGCTTACCTTCAGTCCGTGCAGCAATAGTAGATACTTTATTCATCAGCATATCCTTTGATAAATTTTCTAGCTGATCAATTGGTACATCAAGTAAGTTAGCATCAATACGCTCTGCGATACGTTCTTCACTCATTTCCAATGTAATATAAAGTACATTCCTACCTTGAGTCAATGCTGCTGCAGCGACATGGCACATAAACAATGATTTACCAACACCAGTACCAGCAAGAGCAATGTTTAATGTTTTGTTTGGGAGTCCACCTTTTGTAATTTTATTGAAGTACTCCAAGTCAAAAGGAATACGTTCTTCTTGTTCATGATAAAAGTCATAACGCTGTTCAACGTTTTCAATATAGTCATGGCCAATATTCGTATCAAAAGATACTGCCAAAGCTTTTGTAAGGATATCAGGTAAAGCATTCTTTGTTAAGCTTTGGTGTTTACCATCAATAATACTGATTGATTCCATGATGGCATTATATACGGCACGATCTTGGCACCATTTCTCAGTAGTATCTATAAGCCATTTATCATCAACTTTCTCCTGTGTAAAAATATTTGGGATAATTTCTACAGCATGTTGATATTGTTCATCATTAAATTTATCAGACTGATCGATCTCAATCTTAAAAGATTCAAGGGTTGGTAAGCGATTGTACTTTTGGACATACTTACCAACCTCTTTGAATAATTGACGGTATACACCATCGAAATAATCTGCTTTAATAAAAGGCAGAACCTTACGCATGTATCGTTCATCAGTTAATACATTACGTAAGATTGTTTGTTCAATGTTAATATTCAAAATAGTCCCTATTCATTAAAATTAAACCAACCGGTGATAATATATTTTTCCTCAGTTTCAGAAATAACACCACGGTGGGTATGTGTCCAATAGGCTGGCCAAATTACTGTTCTACCTTTAACTGCATCAAGCTTTAAGTTTTGATAATAAAATTCAGTCCCACCATTTTCCAAAGTATTTAGATAAGTCATAAAAACCAAATGGCGTAAGCCTTTTTGAGGATCGGGATTACAATTTACTTCAGCGTGCCATTTTTTATATCCACCTCCAGGTTTATAATATTGCAATTGATAGCCTTCTCTAATACTAAAAGAAGCTACATCATCTGCAGCATCATATGTTTCCAAATAACGATTTAAACAAATTTGCAAATGGGCGGTATAAGCAGCATTTAAGTGTGGAGGAATATCTGCTACAAATAAATCCAATGAGTCTTTTATATTAGTATCTAAGCCTCCTTTAGATACACCTGGCCTTGCCCATGATTTATTATCATTGAAATGCGTGATTAAATCATCTAATAAATCATTAGGCATGACATTATCATATGCACATATGAAATTACAATTTTCCATCTTTTCTCATTTTTGCTCTAATTTTGGTTGCAGAAATATTATGTATCTCTTCACCAAGGTCATGTTGTGTGAATGTGTACCCAACACCGCGTCCATAACTAATGTCTACAATGTTTGGTACTTGCATTATAACATATTCTACGCCTTCTGTAAATCCATGTTCAGCCAATCCTGCAACAATATTTTGTCTTACCTGATTCCATTTAAAAGGATTGTCATCTTGCTTTGCAGTACGTCCCGCTCCTGCATCTTCACCAACAATTCCTCCTACATCACGGACCATGATTACAACTTGACCGGTT